GCGGCTCTGACCGAGCTAACCGACGCACAACTCGAAGCCCGCACGGCCCGCGCCCTGGCGGATGCGCAACGGCTGGGGCTGGCTAGTCCGCCGCCCGCGGCCATTGAGATTGAGTCAGCGGCAGTGCCGGAGAGGCAAGATTAACGCTATGTTGTAAGGTGCTGGTTTGCAGTAGGTTGTGCAATAACATAATACAACGGCTGTCATATGGAATTGGATTTCCGGCAGGGTGACCACAATAGGTTGTGGTGTCGTTAGGTAATACCACAATCTGTAGTGGTGCTCCTCTGTATACAGCAGACGGTATACAGTAGACGGCAGGCCGGCCGTCACCCCCAGCCGCCCTTCTTTTAAGAGAGAAGTCGAGGTACCTACATCCCCTCGCCAACCCTCTCCTACAACCAAGCCCCCATCACCCCAGCCGGGGGCGCCCCTCATCACCCCATCCCCCTTCCTTCTTTTTTTGCCCACCCCTATCTCCACTTTTTTATTGCACGCCTCCATCTTACTGCTATCGCTTCAGTAGTCATATGGATACCACTACAACTCGTAAGAGAACAAAGAAGGAAGGCGCACCAGAAGTTGTTGCGCTAAAGAAGTCAGTCTCAGCAGCATTAAAAGCAGCATGGCACGTAGATCAAGTTCGTGCTCGTGTTGAGAAGCCTAAGCGTGAGAGGAACACTCTTGCAAAGAAGGTCGAAGCACAGAGAGCTGCCTTGCAGAAAGTGAAGGCGGCAGTGGAAGAGATGCTTGGCAGGCTTGATGCTGCTGCTTAATTCCTCCAACTGGAGAGCGACACCTGCCTCTGGCTCCATGCCGGGGTGCATTGTCCGGGGATGCTCGGATGGCGCAGTGGTGTGACACCTCGGAGAGACGAGGTATGTGCCCGTTCCCGCAGTATACTAGGACGGATCGAACGCCGGAAGCCCGCTAGGCGTGACACTGGGAGAGACTAGACACCGAGGGGTGCGCATCCGTTAAACGCGCAAATTTAACACGACTATGAATGTAATTGAATTTGGAGATTGCAGGGAAATAATGAAGGCGTGGGCCGAGCAGGGCGTGAAAGCGCAAACCTGCGTGACTTCACCACCTTACTTTGGATTGCGTGACTACGGGCACAGCGGGCAAATCGGGCTTGAAGAAACGCCGGAGCAGTACATCGCCGCAATGGTTGAAGTCTTCCGCCGAGTGCGGGACGTGCTGGCAGATGACGGGACGCTGTGGCTGAACATTGGGGACAGTTACGCAAGCTATCGTGACGGAAAGGCTACTCCTGACACCACACGTGGCGATAATACTGGAACGCTGGTACCAAAAGGCAGCGCAAAAAACCGCATGGCGTCCACTTTTGCTAACTCTACAATTAAACACAAAGATCTTATTGGAATCCCGTGGATGCTTGCCTTTGCCCTACGCGCCGACGGTTGGTATCTACGGCAGGACATCATCTGGCACAAGCCAAACCCGATGCCCGAGAGTGTGCAAGACCGATGCACAAAGGCGCACGAATACATCTTCCTTTTCTCAAAGTCGGAGCGGTATTATTACGACTCGGACGCCTCCCGTGAGCCCGCCGTACAGGCTGGAAGAATACGAAACGACAAGATCGGCGGAAACAAGGGTGATGAGGTCCACCATTCGCCCGGCGGGCAATTTACGGGCAGCGACACCCGCAATCGTCGTTCTGTTTGGTCCGTTGCTACAAAGCCCTACAAAGGCGCGCATTTTGCCACGTTTCCGCCAGCGCTGATTGAGCCGTGCGTGCAGGCTGGCTCGCGTGTTGGGGATACAGTGCTGGACCCGTTTATGGGGAGCGGGACAACTGCTTCTGTTGCGTTAAAGCACTCGAGGAAATATTTAGGATGCGAGATAAACGAGGCATACAAGCCGCTACAGGAGAAGCGAATTTCTGACTCTAAAACACTTTTTAACTGATAAACTTTGCTTCACTAATGACCAACCCCGTTGACCCTCCACCTCCTGAAAGTTTTGACTGGGCATACAAGCTGACAGCCAGTGCATCTGCTCGTGATATTGACTATGAGGAGTTCTTGTTTGAAGTCGAAGGAGGAGTAGATGACGGAGTGGAGTACAAAGTATTGGTCATCCGTGTATGAGTATTGACATCACTAGACTAGTGCTGATAATTTTTTTGCTCAACCTAAACCACTGGGGTGCGCTAGTGGGTAGGATGGGTGCAAATGAGCTCGGCCTTGCGTGTGCAAGTGTCCGAGTTTTTGCGTTTTTATGAGCGACATCCTCGACACTATCGACAAGAAGTTAGAGTTGGCACTCTTGTTAGAAGAAACGCTCAGGCGTAAGAAGGAGCGCAAGATTGCGAGTTACTTCCCTGACGACGGGCCTTTGAAGAGGGAGCTGTACCCCAAGCACCTTGCCTACTTCGCTGCCGGCAGGACGTACAGAGAGCGGCTGATGATGGCTGCGAATCGTATTGGGAAGACTGAGAGTATTGGCGGGTACGAGATGGTGTTGCACATGACTGGGAGATATCCTGATTGGTGGGAGGGCAGGAGGTTTGATCAGCCTATCAGTGCGTGGGCTGCGGGGGACACTGGGAAGACGACTCGCGACATTCTTCAAATGAAGTTGCTTGGGCCCCCCGGCGAGTTTGGCACCGGCCTCATTCCCAAGGCGGATCTTGTTCGCACTACTGCTAAGGCAGGCGTTGCAGACGCTATCGAGACGATCTCTGTTAGGCACGCAAGTGGAGGAGAGTCGAGGCTCACATTCAAGTCGTACGACCAAAGGCGTGAAGCGTTTCAAGGGAGTGAACAGGATGTCATCTGGCTTGATGAAGAGCCTCCGCTAGACGTCTACACTGAGTGTTTGCTTCGGACGATGACCAATAACGGCATGACGATGCTGACTTTTACGCCGCTAATGGGCATGAGTGAAACAGTGCTCTCGTTTCTGCCTAATGGCGAAGTGCAAGAGAGGGCTGGTGGCAGCAAGTATGTTGGGATGGCTACGTGGGATGATGTCCCGCATCTCACTAAACAGCAGAAGGAGGAGCTTTGGGCCTCGATACCGCCTTTCCAACGCGATGCCCGTTCCAAAGGGGTGCCTCAGCTTGGGGCTGGAGCGATTTACCCAGTGCCGGAGAGTGATCTTGTTGTGCCCGAGTTCCCGATCCCCGAGCATTGGAAACGGTGCTTTGGCATGGATGTGGGGTGGAACAGGACTGCTGTTGTGTGGGGGGCGACGAATCCCGATAGCGGTGTAACTTTTCTTTACAACGAGTACTACCGTGGACAGGCGGAACCGATTCTGCACGCGGAAGCGATCAAGTCCCGCGGAGAAATCCCAGGGGTGATTGACCCGGCGTCGAGGGGCAGGGCGCAGACCGACGGGCAACAGCTCTTGAGCATGTATCGCAGGCACGGACTAGACATTACTCTTGCCAATAACGCTGTAGAAAGCGGGCTATACAGTGTGTGGCAACTAATGTCTGAAAACCGCATAAAAGTGTTCTCTGGACTCAGGAATTGGCTGAACGAGTTCAGGCTTTATCGCAGGGACGAGAAGGGCAGGGTGGTCAAGGATAACGACCATTTGATGGACGCGACTCGCTATTTAGTGGTAAGTGGTTTAAGTAGAGCTGCGATTCCCGGTAAACCTTCCCACAAAACGAGCGGCAACTTTGCCATGCCTGTAGTTAACTTTTTCAAGCGATGAAAGAAGACAAATTAGCTGATATTCACCAGCAAGCCCGAGTAGAGTTCGATCAAATCCAGTCCGCCCTGTATCAGGAGAGGATGAATTGCCTCGGTGACAGGCGGTTTTGTTCCCTTGCAGGGGCGCAATGGGAGGGGCCGCTTGGACAACAGTTCGAGAATAAGCCTCGTTTCGAGGTCAATAAAGTGCACATGGCGGTGCAGAGGATCATTAACGAGTATCGCAACAATCGGATTGGCGTGTACTTCGTTTCCAAAGAGGGCGAAGAGTACGACAAGCTTGCTGACACTTGTGCAGGCTTGTATCGTGCCGATGAACAGACTCCAACCGCGGATGAGGCTTACGACAATGCGTTTGAAGAGGCTGTAATGGGAGGATTCGGCGCGTGGAGACTGAGGACTGAGTACGAAAACGACGAAGATCCCGAGGAAGACAAGCAGAGGGTGTGTATTGAG